TGTGCGCACCACCTGGTGCTTCTGCAATGTTCTTAGGGCCATAATCATGATGCTTAGAAAGTAATAGTTCTTTAAGTTCTTCAAATACTGCATGTACATTCTCCTCAAATGTTGGTGCCAATCGTTTATACTCTATCTTTGGTGTTTGTGGTTCGTTGTATTGTATCCTTGATTTAGGATGAGTTTCCTTTATATTCTTAGGGATACCTCTATAACTATCTCCTGCGTATGCGTCCATTTATTCTCCATCCAATATCTCTTGTAAGTGTTTGTCGAAGTTAGTCATTGCTTCACGCACTGAGAACTCTTCCCAGATTGCATCTGCCTTACCGTACCTAGAGGCTACCATCATAGCACCTAATGCGGTGACACACATCTTAGCATCCTCTTTGTCATCGGCTACGATTGCAGTAAAGATATCTCCCAGCGCGCCGAGTATGTTCAACATCTTAGTATCAGATATTGGTATACCAATGGAGAAGTCTAAGTGTTTGACATGTTCCCAAAAGGAATCATCAAGCGGTAATGATTGTTCTGATTCGCTCATCTATCCAGTTACTCCCTTGGTTAATCATCATGCTGTTGACGTCTTCGCCGTCTGGCATGCTGATGATGTTGACATTACCTAACTCTCTAGCAATCTTCTTACCGAACTCTAGTCCTGCTGCATCTCCGTCTGCTAGTACGATGACTGTTTCAAAGTCATCTAGTATCTTAACATAGTGGGGCTTCCAGTTGTTAGCCCCAGGTATACCTACTGTTGGGTGCTCTGTCTTGACTGACATCATGATGCAATCGAACTCACCTTCGGTGATGCATATGTATTTGTCTGCGGCAAAGCATGCTTGTGTATTAAACATAGTAGTCTTAGCACCAACTAATCCCATGTACTTAGGGTCTTCACCATGCATACCACGGAATCTTAAATCAACTACACCTGATGGTGTAATGTATGGGATAGCAAGCCTACCCTTATATGGTTCATGCCCTGGAAGAGGGTCTTCGACCACTCCCAGATGAAAAATGCTGGCCTCTTCTACCGAGAGATGACGGCTTGATAGATACTCTGCTGCTACTTCTATCCTTGCTGCGTACCGTTGTGTTGCCAGTAGTAAGAACTGACGCTGCGAACTTGAGAGCCTCACTGAAATCACCACCTTCTTTGTACATTATTAAGGAATATACATCACCTTTAATGCCACACCCGTGGCATACAAAAGCATTCTTATCGTAGTTAACTGCTGCACTTGCATGTGTATCTACATGGAACGGACACTTCATCTTACGCCATCCACTACCTACTGCTGGTGCATCTGCACCTATGTAGTGAAGGTACTCTTCGATACTAGGTTTGTCCAAGAGCCTTCCTCAACAATTCTACCCATACCTGTACAGGCATAGTTGCATACCATTCGCCCGGGCTTCCCCTACCCTTGCGCTTGTGCACAACTACGCCTGTCCAAGCGTTATCGTTAGTCATTTCGACTATCAACTCTTCTACCCACCCCGCCAAGTCCATCTTGGCGTGGTTCTTTATCTCTATGGTACAACCTGGGATACCAGATATATCTCCCTTGTCTAGCGTAGCGCCAGCCAATCGTCTGTCTACATAGGGAAACCATTGTTTAAGATACTTAACAACATCTCGCTCTGCTCCCGAACCTTTGGCTTTCGCTGCGCTACCCATTATACCATCGTCTCTGTTTGTCTATAGTCTCTAACTATATCTTCAAGATACATAGAGGCTGGGTCAAATGATAGCGACACGTACGTGCTACCACTATGGTCTGCCTTACCGTAACGATTCTTAACAGGGGCTACACACAAGTAGATGTCCTGTCCCTGCATCATCTGTCCCACTGTCAGTACCATTGCTGGTATCTGTGAGACCATACCCTGTAATGCTGAGCGTGGCTGACATGGATAACCCAGTGCTCCTTCTTTAGTATGATGTAATACTAACACACATGCATTGGTATCTCTTGCAAGATACTTAAGTTCTTTCATAACTTGTCGCATGCCAGCAAACTCTTCATGTCCATCTATTGCTATGTCCATTAAGTTATCTACTACTATAAGTGTGGGGCTTCTACCCCACATAGTTTCGAATGCAGATACTTCTGCATCTAAATCATTAAGTGTAGGGCTAGGTTCAAAAGACCAGTACAAGTTAGAGAACTCTCGTAAGAGTTCTTCTGCCTTGGCTGGTTCTGTCTTAAGCATGTGTTCTGCATGTGCTTGACTTATCTTTGCTTTCATTGCAAGCAAACGCATTGCCATAGTGTGTGCATTAGTATCAGCAGAGAAGTATAGTGTCGGTTGTTTTAATCTTGCTGCGATATGTAATGCAATAGATGACTTACCTGCGCCAGGTGTACCTGCAATTACAGTTACCTCTGCACGTCTGAGTATCATGCCTTCTCTTTGGAAAGCCTGGAAGGGAGGGGCGAGTGGTTCGCCCCCCACCTCTGGCTTGCCTATACTACGGCGTAATGTTTTCATCTATGCCTTTGTGTTGTCGGGTTGAAAACTATTCCATTCAGGTTGGTTGGCTTTGATGTATTGAGTGGTGCACTTAGTCATGTCACCTTGCTTAGCAGGGCAGAAGTAGCCCTTGTATGGGCCGAACTTACCTGTTAGTCCATGGATACGAGTCATCGTACCATGAGGACACATGCGTGATGCTGTTGCTGCAACAGGTGCAGCACTGAATGAATCTTGTGATTGTGTATATGTTGTTGTAACATCAGTTGCATTGAATGCTGTAGCAATTGCTGCTAACTGTGGGTTAGGTGGTACTGCTGTGTTAACTGGCTTGACTGCTGCCTCTAACTCATGTACTGCTGATGCTAGTGATGCTAGTGATAGTGCTACTACTTGGTCTAGTTCTTCGCCGTTCTCGGCGCGAACAGTAACGAGACTGCCTGCTGCTGTCTTAACTGTGATGCTGATAGGTGCTTCTGTACTTGCCATCATTCTCCTTGGATAGATGTTACTAGGGATTTCTTTGTATCTCGGAATGCACGAACCTTCATTGCCAGTTCAATGCCTTTCCATCCTTGCTTTATGTCAACGAAGTGTAGAGTACACTTGCCACTGCCTGCTGGCAGATGCACAATGATACCACGTTCTTGGTTAACATCACCCCAACTACTACGGACTGCCGTAGCAGGGTCATACGGCAGGCCGTGCGCATACACGGCTAACTGCATGGCAATCTTATTTGGGTATGAAATACTACCAGTCTTTAGGTCAGAGATAAACAACTCTCCTTTGTACCTGACTATACGGTCAGGTGTGCCTGCAATCTTATACTTATCTAGCACGCAGAACTGTTCGATGAATACATTTTCAAACTGTTTGGTTGCACTGTCATACGCCTGTATGTCTGCAACATAATCTTCTGGTATTACGCCAAGGTCTTTGCCCTTGTCGTGTAGTTCTGTCAGTGTATGCAGGGCTGTGCCTATAGTAGCCTGTGTAGTTGCACCTGCTGCTACCATTGCATCTTCTACTAACTTGTCCATCTCTAACTTGTTATCTCTTGCTGCTGATGCAGCAAGCAATAGGTCAGGACGTAGGGTTAAACCTGCTGCTGCCATGCGTAACTTCCATGCTACTAGTGCAGTGCCATCATCTAATGAACCCGCAACAGTAGTTGTCCGTGTGTATGGTACTGCCTTGCCACCCTTGGGTGGCACTACCATAGGTCTGCCGTATCTATCTCTGGTTATTTCTGACATGTATCTCCCTTGTTAAATAGATTGAGGGGGCAGGAACAAGGAGAGAACCATAACCCTACCACCCTCAACCTGCTCATCATAGCATAGTTGACGGACTATGCTTGATGCTAATGGCGTGACACGCCAAGTTTAGTAGTCTTCTGATACGTCATCTGTTGTTGTATCATCTATTGTATATTCACCATCACTAAAGTCTAGTGAAACATTATCTGTGAACATACTTGCTGCTTCGTCTTCGTCTTCTGCTTCTACCGAGAAGGTACCTGTGATAGTGAATGAACCACCGTATGTACTGGTA